CATAGCAAGAAACTAACATTGTTTTTAGTTTGAGTCACCCTCATATCGACAGGTCCACATGGTCAAGCTATACTTCTTTCCCCCACGCAAAGGCAGAACCTTATGTCCATGTGTTACCATAGACGGAAACAAAATGCACTGCCCAACTTTTACATCCTTGTTTGTAAACTCTTGTCTAGGAAAAACAAGCTCCGCACCAGCGTAATTATCATTGAGCTTTACGCTGCCTGTGAACAAAGATGCGTCTGTATGCAGCCCTAATTCTGTCTGTGTATCTATAGAGTAACGCATAGTAAACGCATCACGCAACCCAAGGTACGCTTCTGGATGCCAATGCTTCTCGCATATCTTACTAAGCTTATCTGCCCATTGTTCTGATATCTCGTCCCAAAGACCTATTTCTTTTAGTCTAATCTCTTGTGCTGGAAACTTATCGCCATCAAGCTCACCCCACCGATCAAGGCTCTCTGATGCTTCAATATAACGCTTACACTGATCTTCTGACATAAAGTCCGTCATCAGTATATCTGATGCAATTTCTTCGTACTCCAAACCTTTATGGTATGCAGGAGGCAATACTAGTGCTTCTTCAATATCATTAATATTTTTTTGTAACTCTTTACCACCATCCATATGAGATGAGGGAACGGGCCTTGAGTATCTGGGCTGTTTATCAAATCCAGCATCGAAGCCAAATGTTCTGTCGGAAACATTAGAAAAACCAAGAAAATTATCTACACCTTTGTTTTGAACAGATGCAGGTAGAGGAGTATTCATTGCCTCAATAATATCAGAATCAAAACCTTCTGGTGCATTATATCCAAGCTCACTGACAATATTAAAAAATGAAGCTTTGCATTCTATGCCACCATTTCCATGATATATTGCAGGGCAACAATTCTCATTAAAAATTTCCCCTTTATGCAGTGTTACTGTGTCTGAACACTGAAATACATAAGCCTCGCTGTCCAATACTACATTTATTTCTGTATCTTCAATTAATCTTAGCTGACACCAAAGCTGGTCATCTTGCGCCTCATCAAGATCTTCTTTGAAGAATTTTTTTAAAGGTTTAACGCGACCGATATAACAACCGCTATTTAAAAATCTGTAAGAGTGACCATCGGTTTGATACGGCAATTTCCAAGCGATACTTGGATCAGGCCAACATTCAAGCTCTGCCGCAAATAATATATCGCAGTTAAAGCCCACAAACCTTTCAACAACCGCCTCAAGCTGGTTAATAAGAACAACGTCATACCCGTCTACGAAAAGAACAATGTCATCATCTGAAAGCTCAGATATATAATTTCTTACAAGATTGATTTTATGGCCCCCACCTTGGCCCTCCATTGTGCCACCGCCCCAATCAACATCTTTCCCGATATTGATAATGTCATAGCCCAATCGTTCTGCGGATTTACTTAAAGGCCACATTTTAATTTCATCAGTCGCTACTGTTAAAACGTGCGTTTGCATTGATTCCCCCTCAATCGTGCTTGGTCTAACTTCTCTAGGTATCTGCTTAACCACCTCTGGTGTAAAGAAAAAGTTCGATTGAACTTTTAACTTGGCAGGCACCCACTCATCTACAGGGATGATAGCATCCTTGTAGCCTTCTATCAATCTCTTGGCGGTTTCTGGTCTAATAGCGTAAGCATGACAATTATACCAATAGCCAAGAGTATTAAGGCGATATCCCAACCAAACGCTATCATGCTCTTTCAATAGAGTGTCTACTGCACTTGGGTCAATGCTGTCGTAAACTGCATCTTCTTCAAGGATTATGCCGTTGCGATTAGACGCGGCTATCTTCTGCCAAACCCTAAGATGGCTTACGGCACACCCAAATTCCGTAACCAGCAGGGGCCTATCAAGTATCGGATCACGCCACTGTATATTTCTAACACAACCCGTCTCGTTCTCTACCGTGCTCCAGTCTTTTCCCCGTGCATCATAAGCCTGACCATGTAGAGAGATTTGATATATTATAGCCACTATTTTTTTTCTTCAAAGTCTTGCGTCCTATGCCACCAAAACTTTTGATATTGCCCTTGTAACATAGTAGCGAACCTTAACAACTCTATATCAAATTTTTTAAGTGTTTCTTCAGTGTACTTCTCTCGTCTAATAGTAACTTTTTCACGTTTAAAAGGAATAACTTGCACAAGAGGTGTGCCAAGGGGCATACTAAATTCTTTCTCTTGTGCCCTTATAAAGCACGGAAGATTAATTTTTCCGCAGTACCGATCAGTATCAATCACCGCTTCAAAGGGAACCACAGGAGAGGCGAAATCATTTGCAACGGGCTTCATAAGTATACTCCAGCCCTTTGGAGTTTGGATTGTGTAGGGGCTGTGAAATTTCACGACATGAGCATAATTAGGGTACGCTTTTTTATCTATTTTCGCATAGTCTGCATACTGCTCTGACGGATGATAACTTATTAATCCAGTTGTTGGTAGAGATGGGGCATCAGCCAGATCTGTTTCTTGCCCAATTTTTTCTGGTGCCCTTGACTGAACACAACTTAAATAATTTTTGCCATCTGAGGCCTCCGCAATTTTAAAATGCGCGTCATGCCAAAGCGGAATAATAAAGCCATTCGTTAATGACTCCCTAAAAGGTATGCATCTCTTAACAGTGCTGGCAAAATAATCACCGTTATGCGTAGGACAAGACTTATACCAACTTGGCAAAAACTTTCCTGCCCTATCGGGCAAGGGAAACGCTGCTAAAGCTCTTTCGTTAGCATAAAAAACAATGTTTTTGTTTTGATTTTTTTTAAACATTATGACCACCTTGGCCCCTCAAACCAAGCAACCAAACTTCTTCTCAATCCAGCCGTTACAGGCTTTACTGTGTGCTGAAGATAACTTGGAAACACAATAATAGAACCCTTGGCCTTATAGTGACTAGGAATGTTCTCAACCTCACTAAACTCAAATTCACCACCCGTATAATCTTTTGGGTCTGAAAGCTGCACAGTTATTGACAGCTTTCTATCTAAGCCATCATCACGGGTCCAATCAACATCATGGTGCCAATTGTAGTGCCCACCCTCAGATCCGTGATATTCCGTGTATTGAATGTTTGCCTTGTTATATAAACTAACATTAAAAGATTCTTGATTTACCCGATCAACATAATTGAACAAAAAATTTTGCAAATCAAATTGATCATTCAAAAAAGAAACATAACTCTTTCTCACGCTACCGTCTGCGTCATTAAAAGTTTTGGCCCTTTCTAAATTTTGTCTTCCAATATTTATTATATCTGAAACATTTTTTTCTGATACTTCAGAACTAAACAGTGCCCATGATTGGCGCATTTTTTCTCCCCCCTAAGAAACATTTTATTCTGGCTCAGTAGGCCAATCTTGCGGCCTTAAATCAGGCCACCTCTCATGGCTTGTAATATCCCTTAAAGCTTGCCTATAATCAAGCCATTCCTGAGAGCAGACCCTATCACCAAGAACCATCCAATCACATGCAGATATTCTAGAGTTTCTTTCCTCGCGGTTTAATTGTGCGATGCCTTCAATTGCAGCTTCATTGGTTGCTAGACTATTAGCAAGTGCATTTTCTTCTTCAGTTCCATTACGATGAGACTGCGTTTCTTTGTCCCAAATTAGCGCTATCCCAGACATAAATTAATCCCTAACCTTCGTTAAAGCGTATTTACCCACATAATTCCAATTCCCAACTGAATAGCCTCTCTCAAACCTAATTCCGTCCATATTAGTATTAGTTCTTAAACTAAAGAAGCCAAAGGTTGAAGTTTGAGACCAATCAGATGCTTTGCAATGAAACTGTCCACACGTTCTGTATGAACTATCGTTATTCCTAAAGAAAGTCATCTTGAGGTTCATAGAAGCACCAGTTCCAAGATTGTGCTGCGAAAGGCCATCAAATTGCGTAAGCACGGCAGTGCCTGTGCTTGAGGAACCAGAAATGTTGCTAGTGCCCATATACCCTGTATTATGTGCAACGTTGTATAAAGTGTTTCCGTTCCTCATTTTAACTCGCCAGAAAGCGCCCGTATAGCCGCTATTGTTTGTCAGTATTAAATCCGTTGAGAAACCAAATATGTCTCTATCCGTTCTAAGCGGAAGATCAACATTGGAGACGGAATTATTCATTGAGAAGTTACCCTCTTGAATAACGGCTGGACCTGTCGGGCCTGTTGGTCCTGTTGGTCCTGTGCCGCCCGATGGACCCGTTGGGCCGTTTGGCCCGTTTGGCCCTGTCGGGCCTGTCGGTCCTGTCGGTCCTGTGCTGCCTGTTTGGCCTTTCTGCCCTTTTTGCCCTTTTTGCCCTGTCGGGCCTGTGCCACCTGTCGAACCTGTCGGTCCTGTCGGTCCTGTCGGTCCAGTTGGACCTGTGCCTCCAGTATTACCTACTTCACCCTTCTGGCCCTTCTGACCAGTTGGACCCGTGCCGCCTGTCGGACCCGTTGAGCCAGTTGGACCTGTCGGTCCTTGCGAACCAGTTGGACCCGTGTTGCCTGTCTGCCCTTTTTGGCCCTTCTGGCCTTGAGGGCCTGTCGGACCCGTTGGACCTGTTGGCCCTGTACCGCCTGTATTACCCACCTCGCCCTTCTGGCCTTTTTGGCCTGTCGGACCCGTTGGACCAGTTCCCCCTGTAGGGCCAGTAGGCCCTGTAGGGCCTTGTAGTGCTGCATTAGCAATAGTCTGCTTTTCCCAAGTAGATGCACTCACATCATAAACAGGAATAAGATCAGAAGAACCCGCATCTGTGCCCGTAGCAAAACTTGTGAGAGAAGAACCCACATTCGCGCTATCTGTTACGTCAGCATTGGTTTCTATGGTATCTAACTTTGTACCATCCGTTGCGATATCACGCCCGTCAACCGTGCCCGTAACTGCCAAGTTACCCGTAACCGTGGCACCAGAAGATGTCGCTGCAACCTTGGTAGACCCTGCGTTCTGCAAGACATTCAGGTCACTGGCTACCGCGCTGATAAAGACAACAGCATTCCCCGCGAGGCTGATGGCATTATCTGAGTTTGAACTCTCTTGCACGGTCCTTGTAAGGGTTGTGCCAGAGGCGGTATATGTACCAGTTCCTATTTCAAAGTTAGTTGTTTCTTCAATAACATATTGTACTACGTCACCGTTACTAACCCCAGCATCTGCGAAACTCTGAAACCCCGTAGATGCACTGCCAAGAGTAATTGTACCAGTACCCGTAGTGCTGGTTGTCATCTTGGCTCTGTTGAAGAGCTTCGCCATGATACTGCCTTATGTTAGTTGGATGACACCGTTGCTTGGGCTGAAGTCTAGGGTGAAGGTATCACCGTTGTTTAGCGTCAATGAAGTGCCATAGTCATAGTACCCAATGATCGGATCTGCTGGAGAAGTAACCGTGTCATCAAAGATATAGATATAACGGAAGGGGCCAACAGTACCAGAGGCCGTGAGCGTAAGATCTGCTACAACCAGCTTATACACACCACCAGACTGTGATGATGAGCTTGTAGTAAGGTTACGAGAAGAACAATTGGTGTAACTAATCTGCGTTAGATTGCCAACAACACCATTACCGTCTGATGTTGGGTTGCTTGATTCACTTCCCGGCGCAGTATTTGTTAGAGCAACCGCAAGCTGATCGCTTGCAAGATCCATGTTGTGGACTGCGTTTACCACAAAATCGTTTACTTTGTTAAAGCTCGCCATTTAGATAACTCCTATCATGCTATGCGAATTATAGCAGATGTGGCATCCGCTACGGGGAATTGTATTTCAAAGG